CTTTAACTGGATAGATACAGTATAGCATATTTAGCAAGTTCCGAAGCCTGATTTGGTTCGTTTATCCACAGGTAGATTTTTAGGTCTCCATTTCTCAAAAGGGTCAATTTCTTTTCTATGTTTCTTGATTACTTTTTTTGTATTACCTGCAAGGCACTGTTCACAGAGTGCTTTATTTTGTATGCAGAAATAATTGTTTATTCCTGTTTTTAATTTGTGACATAGTGGGCATAAATTCTCCCATTCATTATTCATATATTTAGTATACAAAAAATCCACCTGTTATGGAAGTGGATAAGTTTGGATGTCGAGTGGCGAGTTTACCCCAGTCGTGCTGGTCACAAGCATATCGGCTCTTGTCTTTATTTCACTAGAGCAAAATAAAAATGGTTGTCTCTAGGTTTACTTCGAGACATACATATATTTTATTTTACTTTCTTTTTTGATGCAACTTTTCCTGGGGATAACTTTTTATCTTTAACAAATGCTACAACTTCTTTTTGTTTGAAAGTGTTTACAAGTTTACGGATAAGTCCGAAAAGAGTAATCATAGTTGTACAGATTGTTACGATTGAAAGTACAAATGCTTCTGCGTTTGCTCCGTCAAGAGAAAATCCTAGTTGATTGATAAGCATAACAACTACTGGGAGAACTGTAAGCAATGCTCCTTTGATTGTAAGTGAAAAGTTTTCAGGGTTTTCACTTGAGTAGATAATCCAGTTGATTAATTTGTTCATATTATTTAATGATTAATCTGAAGTCCTGTTTATTCATATAGGATTCAAATTCTTTAATTGCTAATTTGCTGTTAATAATGTCTAACTTCCCATCGCCGTTTATATCCTTGTATCCATTTCCTAGTGCAACACACCCGAACAAGTCCGAGAAGTAGTTTGCACTATGAATACGAATTCCTGAACGACTTGGTACTGCGATAATCTCGTAAGTATACTTGAGAAACTTTGGAGAGAATGTCATTTTCACATCGTATGTTCCAGCTGGTATACATGAGATATTTGACTGGTTGTTTTTCCAGGGTCGTTCTAATGTATTCCAACTAAGAAAGCCGTCTGTAAGCGTTCCTAGGCACTGTACGCCGTCATCTTGATTACGAGTGAGTGTCAGTGTCTTTTTGTTACTTGTGATTTCTATAAGAGCGTCATCGAGTTTTCCTCGTTCAAAGTGATAGTGTGTTCTATCGAGTTTTCCTTGAATGGTATAGATTGCATGATAGAGTTCGTGGCGTAAAAGATTAAAGAATTTACCTCCATCGAATGCTTTAAAGTTATATCGGTATTCCTCGTTTTCGTTACTTCCTAGGGCAATACAATGCTTACCATTGATAGTAACGAAGTATCCTTGATGTAATCCACCTTTCCATGCTTTCTTATCCATAGCGAGTGCAATAACATCGTATCTCTTGAATGTATCGTGAAGCTTGCATAGGTAGTCACGATTGATTTCATTTACTGTTACACCATCTCGATTTGTTACTTCAAACCAATCAAACTTCTTTACTGAAATGTTTTGTATTTCAATTTGTATATCTAAAGCAGGTGTAAAGTATTGTTCTAAGCTATCTACTTTTTGCTGGAGTGATTTCCACTTTGTTAAGTTGTTTGCGAGGAGTAAGACTTTCATATTATTTAGCGTCTCTAAAATCTTTTAGTCTGCCTAGTAATTTCTTTGGGATAATGTATCCAAGATCCCCCACGTTCTCAAGTATTGAAACAAGTTCTGTAACAGCAATAAAGGTAGCCATAATCTCGGTAATAAGTACATCAAATGCTTGGATACCAATTACTGACTCTGTTATGTATGAAGCGGAAATCATAAGTCCGTATACGAACATCTTTACCGCTGTCTTGATTATCTTTCGTGACTCAATAGGGTGTCCGAGTTTGTACTCTCGCATAATAGCGGTTACAAAATCCATGATAGTCAATGCTCCAACCCCGAGTAAGATAGCAGCGTCTACATCTCCGAATGTAATTCGTGCGAGGATGACTAAAATTACCGTGAGGCATTTCAATGTCGTAACAGAACAGGCACTATGCAACGACTCGTAAATTGTTTGTAGGTATTGTGAAACCATAAATATATTAATTATAGCACAACAATATAGCTTTCGTCTATACAAAATTGCGACCCGTCTTCTCGAGTAATGTGATAAAGTCCATTAATTATTTTATAGTCCGAATAATTTTCGTCTGTGTATGTGCAATAAATCATAAAGTTAGAATATTCTTAGATATTGTACGAGCGACCCTGCTTTTACTATCGCAGAGTTTGCTGTCAGTAATTCTGAAGCAAATCGACCGATTACTGTTCCGTTTGAGGTTGGGTAATAATACCCTTCTACTATCGCAATGTTTGTTAAGTTACCTGAGTTGGTTGAACTTGTGGCAGGTGTATCTACTGCTGAGATACCTTGGTTGTTTATAACGGTTGTAGTGTTGTTTGAGTAGATTGAATAGTATGACATCGTACCTGCTGGCCCGTTTACTGAAAAACGAGAACCTGTAGTGATTAAGTTTACATCATACTGTATCTGAAACCGAAACCAATATGACTGCCCCGCTGTTACTGAAAAACTCAATCCTGTTATATCTATGATGTTGTTTGCTGCACCACTGTTTACAACATTGGATGTAATGATAGTTGATTGCAATGTATTTCCTACTGGTAGCGTACCTTGATTGATTGAAACATATTCCTCGCCAGTATCTCCTAGTACCTTGAAACCAATCTTGTCATTATATTGTAACTGCCCTCCTGTTGGTATACTACCTTTGAATAAAATATATTCTGTACCATTCGCATCGAGTTTGATTGTGACATCTGCAGTAACAGTATCTGCGTTGTAAATGATAAGCGTATCAATTACTCGTTGCGTACTTGATGCTGGAGACGATACCAGTGCAACATCGGTTGTTCCGTTTGTGAGAGTTACATTTCTTAGAGGAGAATATCCTGTTGTAGTAATATCTCGATACGCAGAAAAGCAACGAAGTTCGTTCGTTGTAACTGCTCCACCTAAAACGACATCTATTTTATCTGTTGTTTGAGAGAGGATAATCATAGGGTTAGTTTAACTGTTGGTAGAATACCAGTGAACCTGCTTTTGCAGTAATTGCAGCGTTGGCTATTTCTGAAGCAAATCGTGCAATCAAATCTCCTGTACTGGTACATTCTAGGAAACCTTCAATGATAGCTATGTTAGCACCTGTAGAAGCAGAGGTAGCACCTACTGCAGCTCCGACATCCGCAGCGTTGATACCAGTATAGAGTGTTTGAGTAGTTGTAGCGAGTGAGTTTTGAGAAGTTGCTCGAATAGTACCTCCTGGGAAGCTTACTGTCCAACGAGAACCCGTAGTTGTTGCATCGGCGGTATACTGGATAACAAAACGAAACCAGTATCTTTTACCGTTTGTCACTGGAACTGCAAGACCTGTAACATCTTGGAGTGTGTTTGCGATAGCGTTGTTATTTACTACATCACTTGAAATAGTAACGACATTTAATCCTGTAGCAATGGTATTTTGCCCTTGTGAGCGGGCTGTTTTAGTTGCACCTGAAACTGTTTGAACCTTGAAACCATTTCCGTCTGAATACTCAATGCGTTCACCTGATGCAATAGTAGCTTTGAATAGAATATATTCTGTACCGTTTGCATCGAATTTTACTGTAACTGTAGCTGATACAGTATCGGTGTTGTGGATTGAGATGAGGTCAATTACTCGTTGCGTAGATGACGCTGGAGACCCTGAAATATCCACATCAGTCGTACTGTTTGTGTTTATTACGGTACGCCCTGGAGTATACGCTGTAGTGGTAATATCACGCCATGAGGTCATACATCGTAGTTGATTAGTAGTGATTGCACCTCCGAGAACTACTTCAATTTTATCTGTTGTGTTTGTTAATATAATCATATAGTTAGCAGCCCAATGTTCGAGCCATTACTTGAGGTTGTGTTAATCCACCGACACCTGAAACTGCGGTATCGACATATGTCTTTACTGCATTTTGAGATGGATAGAGTGTATCAGAAGTACCAAGAGAGGTTGAGGTTGATTTGTTGGCAACGTTCTCTGGGGTGTAGCCTAATGGTGACTGAAAGTTTAATGCATACGTTGTTCTATCTCCGTTCGTCTTAGTCGTAATATTAGAACCTTCAATATTAAATATATTTCCACGACCAATTTGTGCACCATTTAATTGATAAGTAAGAGAAGCGGCTGGTTGTGGTAACCCTTTTGGATATCCATCCTTTGCTATTTTATCTATAAAGGTTGGTAGATTTTTGATTGCAGATGCATCTAATCTATTTTCTCCATCTAAAGATTGTAGTTTGTCTCGTATCTGATCGCTTGTTATTTCTGTTCCATCTTTTCCGTCAAGTCCATCTCGACCGTCAATACCATCGATTCCGTCTTTTCCATCAAGTCCATCTTTTCCATTTTTACCGTCTTTACCACTTTTACCTTTATCTCCCTTATCTCCTTTTTGTAACCTGAATTCTTCAATTTTATTATTTAATATCTCTACAATCTCAAAAAGGTTTTCCAATTCTCCATTATCTATTTTGATTTTGATAAACTCTAAATCATCTAATGTCACCTCGACATCATCTTTTAATGCTTGGATTGTTTGTAGTAAGTCCTGTTCCATAATGTAGTCCTTATAAGACTGATAGGAAACCCGATTGCTCGGATGCCCTACAGTATTACAAATCTAGTTGATTGTAGCGTCTGCGAAATATGCTTCACCTTGCATAAGAGGATTTTGGAAGTCACGTTCGTTAGCTGTTTTAATAGCTGCGTAACATTCTTCAAAAAGGTCTTTAGATAGGTCAATACTTGAAAGTGGGATAACGAAACTCTTTTTATCAAGTGGAGATTTTCCTGCTTGACGAGCTTCTTTTGATACATAGAGGTTTACTTCTACAAGAGCCTTGTCTGTAATTTTATTTACATCGGCTTTTGTAATTCTCCAGTAGTTACCATCTACTCCTGATTTTGTTGTGTGTGATTTTATGTATGCCATATGGTTATAAAACTAGACTACTAAATATGTGTAACTAAATGTAAAGTCTTCTGATGCTGTTCCATGTGTTTCATGGTATGCAAATTTAATATAATAGAAAGTTGTTTCTGCTGTTATTGCAGCTGCGTGTCCGACTGCAGTTGTATCAACACTCATTCCAGTACCACCAGCTTGATATGTTTGTGTGAATGATGAATCAACTGGCTTTGTCATGTATATAGAAGTACTTGTATTATTTGCGGTTGGTTCGATAGTAACTTTTCCTGAAACAGTTACCACATTCCCAACTCGACTCCACTGACACTCTGAAGCTGAAGCTGATGTAACATTGTTTACCCCGTATACTGTTGGTGTATATGTTCCTGAACGAATATCTTGTTCTGTAGATGACCCCTGTGCGACTGCACTATTATGGAATGAATCTCCTCGAATAATGTTATTTGAGTAGGATACAATATTTGCTTGCAAACTTGTTGAGCTACTATTTATTGTAACGGTAGAAAGACTACCAAGTCCTTGAATATCTCCAATTATTGTATTTTCTTCCCAACTTCGTAAGAATACATGTTGAGTAGCTAATGTTGTACCTGATACTGTACCCCTAAAGGTATTTACAAAGTCCATTATTGGACCAGTTGCATTTCCTCGTTGTCTTCCTGTTTCAATAGTAATATTTCCACCATTTTCATCAGTTCCAATACCTGGAGCGCCAGAAATAGTATACGGAAATGATGGTGGTATACCAGTTACTCCTTTATGTTGGATTCCTAAAACACCATATGAAGTATTTGAACCATCTGTAGCTAATGTTAGGTATGAACCAGTGTTTGAAAAAGAACCAACAGACACAACCGCACCATCAAATGTAAACGAACTACTCCCCGTCAAAAGGTTACTTCCACTTCCGAATCCGATATAGTATTCATTCAAAGCTGGTGTACCTACTGCACTTCCCCAGTAAGATTGTCCTGAAGCATCTGAAAGTAATGCGTATCCTGCTACGAGAGCATCTTCTGTTGGAAGTCTCCAAGCATCATTGATGAGCAAACCTGCACTATCTAATTGTAATGTACCCGATGTACCGTCATTTACTGCAAAGCGTACGATACCATCTCGAAATTGTGCTTGTACCTGATTACCTGCAACAATGTCTGAAACTTGAATACTATAATATCCTTTACCAGAAGCCACTGCTGTGAAGTAGTCACCTAGAGCATCTGAATAAACTTGACCTGAAATAAGTCCTGAATCTATGTTTAATACTCCATTGAAATTATATGCACCGTCTGTTGCTACTGTTTTTACTCCTGAACCTGGATAACCAAATCCGATAACATCATCGTTTGTATAAAATCCTGTAGTAGTACTTGGTGTAATACTAAATGAGAAAATGTCATTGGTGTCATGTCCTGTAGCACTTGCAAAGGTAATATCTACTCCGTTTGAAAGTGTTTGAGCAAGACCTGGGAGGATTGTGATGTTACTTCCACTTCCTCCGTTACTATCTGTCCATGAGAATTTGTTAGGTGAGGTAGGGTCTCCTACGGTGACTGTAACTTCAAATGAGATAGGTTCTACTGTAGTGATACCTGAAGCGTCATAGGTGAGGTCGTTAGCACCTGTACCATCGAATTGAACGGGTGTTTCTATTTGAGTTGTAGTTCGGGCTGCTACTCTTGCTTTTGTGGTTGCATTACTTGTAAATAGACTATCTGAAGTTGGATTACCTGAAGCATCGAAATAGACTACTTCTGTTGGTGTACCTGTTAGAGATGTACCACCATTAATCGTATATGTAGTAGTGTCTCCATTATTTGATGCTGTAGCACCTGCACTTATAATATTGAGAATATTTCCACGCCCAACTTGAGTTCCATTTAGTTGATATGTCAATGAAGCAGCTGGTTGTGGTAGATTTTTAGGATATCCATCTTTACCTAGTTTTACAAATTCTTCAATTCCTTGAATTGCAGTTGCTTTCAATCGGTTGATACCCGATAGAGATTCAAGCTTGTTTACAATATCTTCTGGTTTATCAGGTGAACCATCTTTACCATCTTTTCCGTTTAATCCATCTTTACCATTTTTACCGTCTTTACCATCAATTCCATCAACACCATCCATCCCATTTTTTCCATTTTTAACTTTTATATTAGAAATTTTCTTTTCAATTTCTGACTTTGTTTCTGCTATTTTTGAATCTACAGATTTTGGTATATCGTAAATAACATCAGTGAGGATTGTAATCCCATCTGCAAGATCAGAAATACTAGCCTCAAGTGTTGATGCTTTTTCTTGTGTTAGAAGTTCAACTTCATTTAATTTCTCTCTTAATGTTTTGTCCATAATGTTGATTGATTAAGGGTTATATACCCTATATGAAGCACCTAGTGATGCTCCATAAGGAAATGTAACTGTGGATAAGTATTTTGACTTATCTGATTTATATTGTAATACTCAGTATATATGAAACTTGCTTTTGCATTTCTGTTTATAATATTCATTGGATATATTGCAGATATATTATTCCCCAACGAATAATTTAATTGCCACTCCTCGAAGTGCTGGTACTGCTTTGAATAGCTTAGATTTTTGCTCTGGAGATGATTTTGCAAGCCACTTAGCAAATTCTGTCTTAACCTTAGGAGATGATGCAACTTTTTCTAATGCTACTCCACTTGCTCCAGCTAATATTGCTGGCACAGCTGCTCCACCACTTGCAATCGCTCCAATCAAGGCACTTCCAATACCTATTGTATTTGCTGGTAATGAGATTAGATTTGCACGTTCTGCAACAGCATCTCTGTATTTAGTTGCAATTTCCGCAGAAGAAAGGTCTGCGTATTTTTCGTTAAGGTCTTCAATAGTTTTTCCTGATTTTGATTTCAAATTACCTGCTGCTTTGTTGATTGAATCTTTTAATGAACCATAAACCCTCTTTAGAGATTTATTTACCAATGCATCATCAGAAGCATTTCCAGTAAACTTTGTCAGGTCAGAAACTTGAGACTTAAGGTCAAAGATTTCCTGTACTGTCATTTTATCTAGCTTCTTTCCATTAAATAAGTCTGATTTCAATGCTTCCAAACGAGATATGAGTGCTTGGTTTGTCTGTGGAGACTTTCCTGCATTTGATAACGCCTCATCAATAGGACTTACAGATTTAGAAGCATTAATAACTTTATCTTTTACAGATGAAATGATATCTCCGATTTCTTGTCCAATTTCATTCTTCCTTGCTCCAATTTTCTGAACCAAATCCTCAAGAGATGAAGCAGTGATGCCCTCTTCTGCAATAGCTCTACCTGGATTTTTTCCATAACTTAAATCTTTAGCAAGTGGCTTAATAAGACTGTTCACGATTCGTGGAGCCATATCTTTACTGATACCCTTTGCAATGTCCATACCTTTTCCAGCTACTGCACCAGCTACTGGGAAAAGACTACTTATGATTGCTGCATCTTTTACAGCACGTTCATCTCCACCCGTTTGAGCTGCTGTAACCAATGCACCCTCTCCAGCCTGTGCAACTGATTTAGATCCAGTAGCAACTAGTTTCTCTGCAATCTTACTAGCATTTTTTGCTAGTCCTGGGATTTTAGAAACAATGTTTGTTATCTCTGGCAATGCTGCACTTCCTTTTGTTGCAATGAGTTTCTCAACTTGAGCACCTTTTGAACCTGGAATAAAGAACTCACCAACTTGTTCTACGGTTTTCCCAAGTTTTTCTGCTCCAGAATTAGCTGTAATTAGTTCTGTTGCTTTCATATTTGCATCAGAACCAGGTGTAAATACATCTCCACCTTTTGATAATCCATAAGCCTGTTCTGTTGCTGCAATTTTTTCTGGTGTCATTCCAGTAATCTTATTAATACCTTTTTCAATAGGTGATAATAATTTACCTCCTAATTCACCAAGTCCTTTAATCGTACTACCAACTCCTTTTACAGCACCAACTCCTACACCTGGAATACCTTTTACTCCATCACTTTCGCTTTGCATTGATTGTGTTGGTGTCTTCTGTACAAATGGTGATAAGTCTACTCCTTCACTTTTTGCAACATCAACAAACTGACCTGATTTGATGCCAGTTTCTAATTGTTTTGCAAAATCACTTGTTGGATTTTGTTGTGCATATTGTAAAGCTTCTTTAAATGTTGCCATATTATTGTGTTGATGTTCCTGGTATTACGAACCCTGTTTGTGGATTAAAGATTGTTGATGTACCAGAATTATTAAGAATAGAACCAAAGAAATCTGCACCTGTTAGATTTGCTGCTGGATTAGTTCCTGCAAGAGCAGCATTTACGCCTTCTAATTGATTAGAAAAGAATGGTGTTGCATATCCTCCGTAAGCTGAATTTAAGAATTGGATATTATTGTTTACTGAACCAAGAGTTGCATTTGCCAATGTATCCATTTGTTTGATACGAAGTTGTGGGAATGTAATACCTCCAGCAATAATCTTTGAATATGATTCTCGATCACCTGCTTGAATTGCACCTTGTCCATTTGCTACTGAATACGCTTGTTCCAAGTTACCTCTGAGGGTATTTAGTTGTGTTCGTGCTTCTGGTGTTAAAAGTCTTCCCTCATCTGCATATTTCTTATATGTGTTTTTGTAGTTAATCAATGAAACTACGAAACCAATACCAGCATTTGTTTTAATAGCTGTAGCATCTTTAGCAATTTTCTCTCTTGTTTCTTTTGGCACTCCACTTCCTTCTGCTTTAAACAAGAGAACCGCTTTAGATACATCTGCTGGTGTTTGTGCACTTATGATTGATGACAAGGCATCATTTGAACCACTTGCAATCGCTTCATTGTACGCAGCCTTCTTGATGTCATAGAAGAAGTCTTTTTCTTTCTGACGATTAGAGATTTGTTCTTGCATTCGTAGTTTCTCACTTTCTGTAAGGTCATTCTGATTCATTGTGTAGAAGTCTTTAAGAGCAGTGATTTGTGTTTCGATTGGTTCGAACTCTAATTTCAATGTTCTATCAATCTCTGTACGAGCATTTGCTAAGTTTCCTTGTTTTGCTTGTAATAATGCAGAAAGACCTCCGATGGTTACAGCTTCATTTCGTTGGATCTGTGCAATCTTTCCTGTCTGTCGTTCAATACCAATAGGTTTACCAGTGATATCAACAGCTGCTTGGTCAAATGCAGCTTTTTTAGTTGCTAGTTGTTCTGTAAGGTCTGCAATCTCTTTGTTTACTTGTGGAATATTTGCTTGTTGTTCTAATTGAACCTGACGACCACTTTTACCAGTAAGTTGATTATATAGTCCTTGAATACGATTATACACACCCTTATTATCTCCAAATTGAGTATTAAGATTTTGTACTGGTTGAACACCTGGCTGTGTTGGTGCTGGTTGAGCTGGTGGCATACTTCCAGCAACGTTTGTTTGATTAACAAATGATGACGGATTGGTTTGCGGTGCTGGAGTTGGTAATTGTGGCTGTTGAGTATTTCCAGTTAATTGCTGTGTATTAATTACAGGATTAGTAGTTGGTGCAGTTGGTGCTGGTGGTTGTGATGGTGTCCAACCTCCTGCTGTATAGGTAAAACCACCAGACTGTGTACCTACTCCAGTTGTTGGTGTGTATTGAGGAGCTTGTTGAGTTGTAGTGTTGTTTGGTTGCATAATTTTATAATTGTATAGCAGTTATTCTAAATAGTCCTGCTGCTGGATTAGCTGTATTTACAGCATCATTATTTAAACATCTTATTGTTACCGTATCCGTTGCAGATACCCAAGCAGAAAAAGAAATGTTATTACAATTCGTTCCTCCAAATACTGCATTCGATACTCCAAGTTGGATTGTGTCACCGTCTACTGCTCCAGTAAGTGCAATCGTGAGGTCTGCTGATGAGTGAGGTGCTATTGTCCCAAAGTTTAATGTTGCAGAGTTTGTTATGGTAACAGAAGCTCTTGCCATTTGTGTCCATACTCTATCTATGAAAGCATAGAGATATTTACTTCCATTTGAAACATATACTTGAGTTCCTTGTTCTGACTTATAATTTGGGATATTTACTAAAACAGGAAAGCCAATCAGGTCTACTGGATTTATTCTCGGTTGGTCTATTCCATTGTGATAGTGATAATTTTCCATATTATGTTAATTTTACTTCTCGTAATTCTGGACTTACTGTTGCTGTACTTGATGTCTTCATTTCAATTCTGATTTGAATATCTGTAAACTTACCGAGATTTTCAAACTTTGCATCAAAAGCTGTTCTTCCTACATAAAGACTTCCAATAGTACATACCGTTGTCCAATCTTCATTGAGTGCTTTTCGTGCTTTAATTCTGATTTCATCTCCAGTGTTTAAATTTCTACCCATGATTATTTGTACTTTTTCAAATGTCTTTGGATCATCTACAGTTGCTACTGTATATAATGGACTTTCTACATAAGCAGAGAAGTCATCATAGAAGTAATCAGATAGGATATCTGCTCCGTAAGCTGTTGGTGATGATGTAGTATCTTTCCATGTCACAAGGAATCGTTGTGGTGTTGCATTTACGATTGTTCCAATTTTTACACCTCCATTTGAACCATCTGAACCTGTAGAAATAATATTTTTTAGAACATATGCATCATTTCTAAATGAATAAACTCCCAGTGGATATACATCGTTTACATTGTCCTGACTAACTCCAAATAGTAATTCTCCTTTATATTGTTCGATAGCATTTGGACTCATTTCAATTCTATTTAGGAATCCGAAGTTTTGAATATTGTTTAATCGTTTAGCTTCAACTGCTTGTGCTGTAACTGATTTCATTAATCGTGGGAGACCAGTTCCTGGGAACGTGTATAGAATGTTATTGATGTTTTTTGTCATTGTAACACCATCTTCTGCAAATCGAATTGTTTTATTGAGTGCAAATGAATCTGATGTACCATCCCAGAAGAACATATCTGCAACAGCCAAGTCATTATTAATGATTGTACCTATTGCAATATCTGAACCAAGTTGTTCAAGACATGTAATTTGATAATCTGAACGCAATTCTAAATCTTGTGCGTTATATGTGTATGAGTTTGAATCATTTGGATCAAAAGGCGGTGTTGCTTCATTGATAACATCTAAATATTGAGCATTTCCAATATAGAGATAGTCATCTTGTCCTGACATCATTGGATGGAATTGTGACGCTTCCAAGTCTTGCCAGTTATTTTCCCAAACACCAGTAGATAGATTCATCACGTCAAGTTTTGTTGAGCGTGCGTAAAATAAGTATCCTTTCCAAATTCCAAGTCCTTGACCGCGGGAACCAGAAGTTCCATGTCCACTTACAACTGTCCAATCTGCTGTACCATCTCGCTTATATAACTTCCCAGCAATATCAACAAAATACAAATCTCCGTTTTGTGGATTTTGTGCAACCCATCGAATAAATCCGTCTATAACATCGGATGAGTTTCCATCTAATTCTAATTTATTTGAAATTTTAAGAGAGCCAGGTTGTGAAAAAATGTCTACATTTACCATTTGTCCAAAACCAAGATGCGGACTTTGTCCGATTCCAAATTCCCATTTATTTATTCTTAGTGAACCATCTTTATCCATAGTTGTGTGCAATCTCTGCACTATCCTTGGCTCACCGTACAGATTGAGCCAAGAGAGTGAAGATATTAAATTAGAACTTCTGTTGATGAAATAGCTTTTACTACCTGAATGTCATCCAATGTGTCTACTGTTACCGTTTCTGATATAGCTGTAAGAGAACCACTTGATACTAGATATGTTGTACCTGCTACAAGTCCTGTTTGGTTACTATCTACTCCTCGAACCAATACTGCACCTGTTTGTCCTTGTGTGAGTGTTGATTGTAAGAAGCCGATAAATGAATTAGACATTCCTACAAATGAATATTGTAATGATGTTCCTACGAATGAATATGTAGTTCCATATGTTCCAATGTTTACAAATTTTCTTCGTGAACAATCTGTAAATGGCATAGCGAGTTTTGAAGTGTTGTCATCGTCAATAGTTGTACCTGAAATCGTATAGAGTTTAGTAAATCCACTTCCTGATGCTCGTGATAATATTTGTGTTGCTGATACTACATACAATGCACCTCCTCCGTTACCAGCGTTTTGTACTGTTCCTGCTGTAATTGTTGTACCTGTCATACCTGATACTGTCATCACGCAGTGTTGTGCAACTCCGAAAGCAATTTTACAGAATCGCACTACAAATCCATCGGTAGTGTGAGAGACAATGTCATGGTATTGGTAATCCTGTACATAGGTTGTAGCAAATTGTACTGCTGTTCCTACGGTAATCGTTTTATCTACCAATGTAATTACTCGTGCATATCCTGCTGATGATAGTGCGATTTTATCTGTGGCAATAAGAGCACAAAGAATATCTGCTGCCGAGTTTGAGCCGAGGTCTTCGGGCATACCAAAGGTTGCTACTGTATCTACAGTTGTAAATGCAACTCCAAAAGCGTTTCCAGAGTTAGGTGCAACTGCAAAGAAACCTTTATTTGCTGATACATAGCAAGAAGTAATTTTACTTACGCTCCCTGCTGCTGTATACGCTGTTACTGGTGTTCCAAGAGTGATTTCAGTATCGTCAACGGTAGCAATAACATGTTTTACGAGTGTTAATGCACCTGTTTCTACATAAGTTACGCAGAATTTATCTGTATCAACTTGTGAGACATCGTATGTTTCTGCACCCGTAGCAAGATTGGCTGTAATTGATACTACTGCCCCTACTGTAAACGCATTATTGTAGTCTGATGTATCAATAATAGAAACAAACACTTTCAAGTCGTTTGATGTTGTTTCTCGATATGCTGTAACTACTTTATCTGTAGCAATTTTTACTACACGACATGTATCATCTGCTGATGTTGGAGTAATTGTTTTTGTATAGCTTCCTGCTTGTGCTTTTGCAATACCACCAACTACTGATGCGATACCAACTGGAGTACCTGCTGTTAAATCCTCACTCGCTGTAGCAACAATACTCGTTCCACTTGAACCTCCACTAATATCTGTGTCCTGCATGTACAATTTATTGAAAAATTGTCCTGAATTATCGCATCCATAAAGGGTATTCCCCCAGTTAAAGATTCTTGAAATGTTTGCAAGTGTACTTCCTGATGTTACTTGTAATGTTCCTACAGAATCGTATTGATAGATTATTCCTCCGTTTGTTCCATAGTAGTTTTCTGTAGTGTCTACTGCGAAAGCTCCTGCGAATTGAATAGCTGTTGAACCTGCTGAAACAGTTGAATCATAAGTTAGTGTACTTCCTGAAAGAGTGAATTTAGCAATGGCGTATGAGTTAGCTGACTGACCTGCTTCATAGTTGATAAAGAAGTCTACTCCGTTTGATGTCATGATTACATTTGCACCATAAGTAAGTGTTGCACCTGATACTGTCATCAATGTTCCACCTGCAGATAAATCGTTTCGATTGAATCGATATACTCGCAATGCTGCACCTGATGAAAGAAGTGCATAAACATAACTTCCTAACATAACATAACTAAATACTTGTGTTGCAGATGCCCAGTCTGTTGATACATCACGAGATTGTGTGTAACCAATAGCATCTTGTGTATATAAGTTAGTACCATTTGAATAAACCAATGCTTCTGAATCAGAATATCCAGAAAGAGGGTTTGAAACTGATGTAATAGTATCAGGTAATGAAAATGTAATTGGTTTTCCACCTCCACCTGATGATGATGTAGAAACTGTTGTTACGAAGTTATTTACTGCACTTTGAAAAGACGAATTTTGTGTAAGTTCGTCTACAAAGTTTGTATTTCCAGCAAGTTCTGTTGTGAAGTAGTTATTTGCTACAAGTTGGTCTACAAAGTTTGTACTATTTGCAATCGTATCCTCTACGTCTTGCTGAGTAATCTTTTTAGTTTCACTTGCAGATGTGTCTACAATAGGATAAACATCCGCTTGATCGGCGATTGCCAGTGCTGTAAGTTGTGATATTTTTTGGTCCATAATTAGTTTTTAGTTTGGTCTGTCCAAATTGGTGTTGGGTCTACACCCTCTTGTAAAATAATCTTTCCATCGTCTTCAAGTAATAAATAGAAACTATCTTCTTGTAGTAAGAAAGTATTACTACCTCCTCCTCCAGTGTTCTCGTCTTGGTCTGTCCATGTTGTCATATTATTATCTGAACATTCTGCGGTTTTTACTCCACGCTGTTCGTAATCCTACTTGTTCATCTTTCGACCGTTTACTATAAAATTCTTTAATGTCATTTTCTAGTTGTGCTACCTCATCAGAATATACTTTGATTTTTGCATTACTTAATCCGTTAGCTTGTGCATATTCCAATGCTGGTCCTACTGCAAGCAACTTGTGAAAGATTGATGCAAATCCAGGTTCTTTTGTAGTATCAGTAGCTGTAAACAGGTCTGCTGTACGCTGGAAATATGCTTTTAATCCGTTTGTAGAGTTGTAATTAGGTTTAGGATAAAGAAATACTGAATCTGCTAGCTTGTCATAGAATTGTGGTACTCCATCTTGATTACCCCACTCCGTTAATGAACGTCTTTTAGGGTCGTTCTGGTCAATAGGGAGGATTGGAATCCAACGACCTGTGTTATCTTTCATTTCCATTCGAGTTATTCGAAGGAATCGTGTTGCAAAACTGTAGTCTTGCTGTCCTGATACTAAGTCTGTAGTAGCTATAGGCAGTGTTGAGTAGTTAGTATCATCAAACTGCCAACGACCATCGCATTCTAAAATACGACCAATAACTCGTTCATACCAACGATTGATAATACGAACCTTATCTTCAATAGGAAATTTAACTGAATCTGTGTTTACCAGAAAGTCAATTTCCTGAATAATACCTTGTCCTGTAAGTGTGTCTGAGAAAACCATATATATAATTATACGACAATAGAAAAATGCCTGTATTACTACAAGCACTATTTCTATTTAACTCTTTTTTTTGTAATAAGCATCAAAGATACTTGACACTATGTTTTTATATGTTTCTGCATGTGTTTTCCACTGTAGATTTTCTGATACATACTTATAAGCATTTTCTCCGATAGTAATACGCTTATCTTTATCAGTAATCAGTGTTTCAAGTGCTTGTTCCCATTCTTCTTCTGTACTTGCAAGCATTCCAGTCTCTCCATGAACAATGATATTTTCTCCATTGATAGGCATGAAATATGGATAAACTTTAGATGCAATCACTGGAAGTTTAGCCATAGAATACTCCATCCATTTGATATGTGATTTACCACGATTAAAATCATCATCAATCAGTGGTGCAATAGCAATATCCCACTTCTGTTGCATGATAAGCTCTGGGTATTTATGCCATGCTGGTACTCCAAGTTTAATCTTTAGCTTATCCTTTGCTTTCATTGACCATGTTTTAGTAAGAAAAGCTAATGCCCCTTGTGTAACACCTCCTACAAGTTCCAAGTGAACATTGTCATACTTATCAAGAATTTTTCCTAAAACTGGCATAACTAATCCAAGATCTGCATCGTGTGTAATTGAACCTGCCCAACCAATAACAATCTTTTTTGGGTTCTTTTCTGATAGTTTATATTTCCAATCTTTTACATCATTGTAGTTAGGGAATACATAAATATCCATATCATCACCAAACATTTCTTTAATGAAAGTTCCAAAGTAATCTTTTAGGGGTGCTGTAGATACAATCAAGGCATCTGCAAGTGACATCATAGCTCCTGCATATGCTCGTCTTTGACCTCCTTTTGTATATCCCATTTTAGATGCAGGTTGATCGTCACGAACTACAAGCATGTTGTCATCGAAGTCTTGAACTAAGATACATCTATTCTTGTTTGCCCAGTGAATCAGTGCTTGTGCAGATGTAGCATTATCAATCTGCTTCACAATAATCATGTCATATTGTTTTGTAAATTTGTCATAAAATTGGTCAGTAGATAATCCTTTAGATACTCGTTGAATATTAGAACCGAAAAAGGTTACATCATATTCGTCTTTGAGAAGTTCCATGGGTTTTACTAATCGATAATATGAAACACCTCCATATTGGTTATTTACTTTACGATATTCGTTATCATTCCAATCAGTTGATACAAATGCTATTTTCTTTTTCATTTTTGCAATAGGTTAGTTTTCACTGCTTTTACTAATGCTTTGAGTGTCTTTTCAAGGTCTGCATCTTCAACATCTTTAAAGTCTTGCGTGAAGTTTACATACCATTGCACTTCTTCACTTGCTAGATAGAGCCAACCATGTTCATTGCGAATAAATACAACTCCATGTGGGATGAATTTATGCGTATCTTTACTATAAATCATCTGCAATTTTTTCGTTTTCATATCTTTTTCTTATTTCTTTTCTTATTGATAAATAGGTGTCTCCTTTCCAGTTAGAGCTTAGACTTCCGTCTCTAATCCTATGTCTGTAAATAGGCAACTCAAAATATGCAAACTTCATTTTGTGTTTTTTAGCTCTAGCCCAGAAATCCCAATCTTCTGCTATTGGATATTGAAATCCTTTGAGGCGTTCCCATGTAGACTTTCTAAACCATGAACCAGAAGGGATTTGATTTGCATCAAGTATCTGATTAATGTCTGCTTTATTACCCCATATCCCACTACTATCTCCAAAGAGTTCACAAGGGAAGTAAACAATATCTGCATCAGTTGTGTTTATAAACTCTCTAAGCAGTTTAACATTTTGTGGTATGAACTCATCATCGTCATCAAGAGATGCTATCCATTCCGATTGTGATGTTGAGCATCCTGTATTTCTTGCTTCATAGAATCCTTTGTTTACATCGTGCCTAACGCTAGAATTTGGCACAGGTTCATAGCTATTGTCGTCTATGATGATTATCTCATCAAACAGTCCTTCGCTTGATTTAATGGCATTTTCAAGCCAGTCAATGCGTGGATTATATGTTCCTATAACTAAACTTACAGTTTTGCTTTCCATATGGTGCAATTTTGACCATTGTCCCATGCTTCAACATCTGTGAAGTAATTCTTAAAGATTGATAGAAGCTCTGGCAATGTGTACTCGTAAAGATGATATGGATTCTGTGTTGGAGCAATCTTGTTAGGGGTTGAGCCAATAAATACTGAATCTGAGTGCATAGCACCTTTAATCTGTTCAAGAAGTGGTTCTAATTGACCTCGTTCAATGTGTTCAATGAACTCTGTAGAAACTACAGTATCAAATACTCCAAGTTCTGGTAATGGTTCTGGGCATACCCAGTTTACTCGTTCTACTTTATCATCTTGTACAAGTTCATCTAGATACTTATCAAGACAAGTAACTGATTTCACTTCTTCTTTCTTTGCATATTGTTCAACGAACATTCCTGCACCTGAACCAATATCAAGAACATCTCCTGAAATTAGTGGCAACAGTTGTTTGTAATACTCCCAGTCATATCGCTCACAATGCTTATCTCGTGCATGTGTTTCTCTTGTACTTCTCTCATCAGCCATAGATTTGTTTATATACCTCAATAACCTGCTTGCCGACTTGTTTCCAGGTCATTTTTTTGAGTTTCTTAATAAATTCTTTGTTACTTCCTTTTAATAGTCCTTTCTCAATAGCATGTTGGATTGAAAATACATCTTGATACTTGCACCACTCTACTTGTGGAATATCTTTCCATTCACATTTATCAGTGACTACGGAGTTTAATCCTCGTGCTCCTGCTTCCATAACAGTAAGAGGAAATATTTCTGTACTTGATGCAAGAACAAAAAGCTTTGCATTGTCATAAACTTTAATAAGTTCTTTGTGTGTCATAGGTGGAACGATAATTGCTCCATTCTTGGCACATTCTGCAACATATTGTTTGTCCATACTTTCACCTACGCAAATATATTTCAATCCTAGATTACTACAAGCAATAGCTGTTTCTAGTTGTCCTTTCGTTCCATCAAGTCTTCCGACTGTTAGGACATAGTCTTTGGTATGCCATTCCTGTTTAGGTGTACTTAACCAAAAATCATCAATTCCATTTGGTATAATGTGAATCTTTTCATCTGGTATATTTAGATTCTTGCGTGCTCGATCGACTTCTCCTTGTGATAGGAAGATACAAGCATCAAGATTATCAATCATGACTTGCTGTTCTGCATAGGTACTAAAGACTTCTGTATTGTGATAAATCATCGAACATACTGCCTTTTTATTATGCTTCTTAGCTACCCATAATTGGTATCTGGTCCATTCCATTGAGAAATTGAACATATGGATAATGTCAAAGTCTGTATAAAGCAATGCTGGAGTGAATACTGGTTGTCCATTAAATAAGACATCGCAATGTTCTCCTACTTCACGCATTGTCTTTTCTAACTGTATCTGGTCACCTCCAATCCATTGTTCAGGATTTCTATTTTGGAATAGTACCTGTGTTTTATTAGAGAACTTCATAGAATAGTTCTTTATAACCATCTTCTTCTACCATTCTGCGAAGATGTTCTTTACAAACAAACTCTACTTTAGATGCCCAGTTGTGAGGGTGTCCTGTACTATCTTGAAATGAAGCGACAAACTCCTCTTGGATTTCATTAGCTGGTACGGTCACAATGAATCCTGTTTTGTTAGCTTCATTTCTATCGTAGTAAACACCTGCCAATTCTGGATTGTTTGGATGTTGTACAATTGTAAACAATGGGTCTAGTTTTTGTAATCGTGTTTCAAATTCTTGTATGGTCATATTTTTAGTTGTCTCACCTACTAATACACTTGGGCTTAATTGCAAACTTGTGGGGTAAGTTGAGTTTGCCTGCCTACCCCACAATCAAGCCTAAACTTCAGGCGAAGTTATTAACTTTGTGTACCAGCTTCAATTTGAACAATCCAAGAACTGTTGAGACATACAGATGTGAAGAATGCTTTCCATCCTACTGTTCCGTACATATCAAGAGGGTTAGATGTGTCTTGAGCACCTGATTGTTTAACGATAACACGATTTCCTGGCTGTCCATCCAATCGGATAGTAGCGTATGCGTGAGCACCAAAAACGAATGTTGAGTAGATGTCTGCTGATGAAGCTCCTGACCCTGTTTGAACGTAAGGGTTGTTTGTTTCATAGAAACGTACTCCGTGAAGAGTTCCTACTTCTCCGTTTCGAATTGCTGTTGCATCAGTATATCGGTATGCATCAAGCCATTCAGAGTTTCCTCGAAGGTCGTAAACTGATTGAGATGGGATAATTGATTTCCAAAATCCATCTGCGAATCGGTATGCCTTGTTTACAGACAATGTTTTTACTGCCTTTCGGATTTCTTGACCTGTTACAACGTCTGAGGTTGCAACAGCTGTGATTGAAGCTTTTCCGTTAGCGAGTTGCACTGTTCCACAATCTGCAAGAGTGTTACGAATCAATGTGTCGATTGTTTCTCCTGCGTTTTGTCCAATAACATCGATATGTTCCAAAAGGTTTTCATCGATAGATGTTAGTTCAAACAATGAACATGCTTTTACATATCCTCCGTATTCTGCGATTGTAGCAGATACGATAGTTGTAGTCATGTCCAACGCTGATGGTGTTGTACATTCTGATAATGGTGTAGTTTGCACTGCAAGTGGAGAGAATCGATTGAAATAAACCGTTTTTCCAGAGTTGCGAGGCATAACTTTAGTATCTGCACCAACATCGTATCGAAGCATGAATTTCGCTCGTTCGAGGAAACGTGTATCGTACAGTGTTGGCATCAAGTTACTGAGTGTTGTTGTAGATGAAGACATAATTAGTTATGTCTGATTAGTTTTAAGATAAATCAGACAATGCTTTTAATTGTTCTTCAGAAGATAGTTTTGCAAATTCTTGTTGTGAAAATCGTTTTTCGATACCTGACTTTTGTCCTTGTTCACCGAGTGTAGCTGCTTCTGCAATCTTTTTAGTTTTGATTGCTTCTACTGCTTGCACTACATATTGATTTTCAAGAGCTTTTTTCCCTCCATTCTTTAGAATGAAATCGATAGCTTCGTCATCATATCCTTCAACTTTTAACTCCATTCGAGCTTTCCAACTATCATCTGTTGAACGAGTTTTAGTAATAGGTTCTGACTTAGGTTTTTCTGTTGAAGTGATAGATAGAAGTTTGTTTTTATACTTATTCTTTTTCTTTCGTTCTTCTTCATATAACGCCTTATAATCAGTTGTGTCAGTATCAACTTCTTCTATTGAATCAGTTTCAACTTCCGTTTCGATTGTATCAAGTTCGAAGTCTTGGTTTGTTTCATTTTCCATATAAAATGTAAGATAACAGTTTTGTGTGAGACCTGTACTCGTTATTAAGTCGTTTTTTGGTGGGAAACGTAACCGCTACATTAACATTTTTTAGATTTCATTCCTTTGTTAGAAACCTTTTTTGGTTTCATAACTTTTTCAGATGTTTTTTTTGCTTTCATATTATTTCTTTTTACGTTCTGGTAATCTCTTCCAAGACTTAGTTGCATTATCCCACTCTACAAATTTATCTTTGGGAAACTCTCCCTTTCCAACAAGTACAGCTAGCTTTCTTGCTTGGGCTTTACTTTTGAAAGGCATAGTTAATTAATAAGATATCCCAACCCACCTGCAACAAATGTTACATCATCTTTAGGTGAATTAGAACTCATTTTCTTAACGTTTCCGTTTCCGATAGATTGTGAAGATGGTTTAGAAGGCATCCCTGCTGTTGTCTGTCCAGAAAATGATTCTGTTTTAGACGCAAGTCCTGTACTTCCTTTAGTCTTTCCCATTCCTGATGGTGATGATTCAACATTCGCAGTATTTACTGGTGCTGATACTTCATTCCATGCTGGTCGTCCTCGTAATGGTCCCATATTATTTAAAGTTTACACTTTGTTTATTCTTAGTAATTTGTCCTATGATCCGACAGTCTCTTAGGAACTTTGTTAGCTGTTCAACAGTTATTTTTCTACCAGCTACTTCTGCCATTACAGCATCTGCTGGTCGATTGGTATCAATGGTAGAAATATCTCTCAAAGGTTCGATATAATCACTTATCATTTCCTCAACAAGTAACCAGTCAGGGTCTTGAAAGAATTTGTTAAGTTTTGAATTTATTTCTTGCTTTTCCATATTATTTTCCACCAAGTCCTACTGGTGCTGTTAGTCCACGACCTACTTCTTGTTGTCCACCTTGGTCTAATCCACCTGGAAGATTCATAGAATCTTGTGACTGCATTGATTGCATTGGAGTTCGTGTTGATTCTGCAACCTCTAGTTTAATTGGATTGATTCCAATCTTAGAAGCATATTCATAAATGAGTTGCTTGGTAACTGGGTCTTGTAATAGTCCAGGGTTTTGTCCAACTGCTGTAAGAATTTGGAACATGTTTTGAGCTGTTACTGATACGTTTTCTTGTTCGTTATCAACGATGATATCGAACTCGAACTCTGTATCGTCATAAAACTTCTCTGCAACATTTACGAATCGTGTACCACCTTCTTTTTTAAGAGTGAGTGCTACATTTTGTTTGTACATATCAACCTCCTCTTGTGATGGAACTCTTCCACCTTCGAGAACTGATTTGAATACATAATCACGAGCCATTACATCTACATAAGCAATATCAAGTTTATTTAGTTCTTCTGGTGTTCCTGTAAACCGTAAGATGTGTTCATCGGTTAGGTCTTTTAGACACTGTGGAAGAATAAATGTATTGAATAGGTCTGTAAGTGTTAGAGCTAGGTTTTCTCGTTTGAATCCAAATAATGAAGTTGTATTGTTTTGACTGATTACAGCTGTTGTTGCTGGTGTACTTGCTGGCAACGGTTCACCTGATGCTTGTGAGTTAGCAAATGATAACTTATCTGCAAGCATGTCATAGTCTTGTTCCTCACTAGAGAATGCTGAAAGGTTTCTTTCTTCATTAGCAAGCGGAGTAATAAGTCCGTCTGGTCCTCCTTGTATCAAGTCTCCACTTCTCAAGTCTGAAAGGATATTGTTTACAACACTCTTTCCAGTTGTTTGGAAGATATGAATTGATGAGATTTCCATTGAAACTCGTTTCTGGTTCACAAGTTCATTTCGGCGTTCTTGTGCTTCGAATAAGTCTTCAACAACTCCAATTCCTAACCATCGCCCCATTGTCTTTGAGTAGTGATAATCCTTGAAAGGATATTCTCCTATCCATTTTGATTTGAAAAGAACTTTTCCATTTTCTCCTTTGTAGTTTCCTTGGTCATCTTTCCAGATAGAGTATGGATCGTAAATGATGAATAGTGAGCGTACTAACTTATCATCTTTCATCTTTCCTGTGAGATATCGTTCTGGAACTTCTCCAAAGCGTTCATAAATCTCAAAGTATGGTGATGAGTTAATGATGTTGGTCATCGAATTCTTCTCGTATGATGTCCCAGCATTTGATTTCTCATTCTCTCTTGTTGTGATAATCTGTTCGATTACTTCTGCATCCCATCCATCTTTAGCTTTAGCACGCAATTCTGATGAAGTGAGTAAGTGTTTAACTGTAATGAATCGAGAGTTTGTAATTGTGTCTACAGTTGGGTCTAGGAATAGTCTTCGGAGGTCTACAATATTTACTCCTCGCTTATTCTTCTTAAATACCACTGAACCGAATGATGGAGCTTCTACTGCGGCTTGGTTTAGAATCTTTCCAAACTTATTCTTCTTGAGCCAGAGTTTAAGTTCTTTCTCCAAAAGGAATGTAGACCACTTCGATTTAGGATTCATTTCCCATAATCGAATGTCTTTTGTGTCGATGTTTAAGAATTTAGCTGCAATATCTCGTCTGTATTTAACAATGTTGTAGAAAATCTTATCTTGCCCTTGATATTGGTTATCGTTTAGGAATCTAGAGTTTAAATATAAGTGACATCGTCTGATTGTATTGTATTGATTGAAAAGATACCCAGGAACTACTTCGATGGGTTGGTAAATAAAATCGTCAATTTCTCCTCTTGTTGTTGCAAATATGTTATCCATGTAGTTTTTGTTCTAATTCGTCTACTTTAGATTGGTCGAATCCAAAGAATTTAAGTAATGCCTGTTTTCGTCTTTCGCATTGCGTGCAGTGTCCTACAAATTTATAAGAGCAGTTGTTGCAATACTCGTAACCGCAGAATGAACCAAGGCTTTGGTGCTTACAATCATCTGAACCCTTATCAATTACTATACCTAGAGGCATACTTTAATTCCGCAAACATTACAGAAAGTCCCTTCGTTTGTTTGAGCAAGGTTGTTGTGGAGACAATCAGGATTTCCACCCTGACAATCAATACATACTCCAAACTCATTAAATCCAGTTGTTTCTTCTGGTAAAACTTCTTTTGCTACTTTTTTAACTGTCTTTTTAGCTGTTGCCATATGTATAATTATATTATTTTATAATATTTCATGTAATGTAAAAAGCACTATTCCTAAAAAGAATAAGTGCCTGTTACTTTATTTGTTTTTCCTATTGACACTATCGCAAACTTCTGCTCTCCATACGGTTCTGCATAATACGCATTCTCATAAAGGCATCATCGTTGTTTTCTCTCATACTATCCATTCCGTAACGAATTGCATCCATTGAGTGTGAGTAAGTATGGTCTGGTTCATTAAGTATCTTTCCGTTCTTATCTGTAAGCCATAAATAGTTACGATACTCTTTGATTATGTTCAGAGAGTTTTTTGTTACCATGATTGCTTTATCCTGTACGAACTGAATACCTTGGCGTACTGAATCCTGACCTTTCTTTGCTGGTATCATTTGAACTCCATATGATTTGATTTCATCAATAGACTTAGGTTCTGCACTATCTGCAACAACAAGGCTATGTTTTTCACACGCAAGGATTGAATCTGCAATCTGTTTGTTACTCATTCCTTTTTGATAGAATATCTCATCAAGAATATATCCTCCGTTGAAATAATAGATAGCTACAAGACATGAAGGGTCGTTTGAATATCCAAAGTCTAGCCCATAGCGTTCTAATCTTGCTCCAAATGGTATCTCATCAATGATTTGCCAGTCTTTATAGATTTTACCTTCTACTTCTCCAAGTTGTCCTTCTCCATATACTTTCCACCAAGATGGTCTGTTTTTACGCTGTTCGATTGATTCTACAATTTCTTTTGGTAAAGCTTCATTATCTTTGTAGGTAACAATAATAAGCTCGACATCGTTTCGTTTACCTTGAACATCGGTATAAAACCAAAACTCATTTGTCGGGTTCCAGTCGAGATATACAAATTCCTTTGTACGAACTTCCAACTGTTCAAAAGCATCAAATGGTATGTTGTTTGCTTCGTTTATGAATAGACGATCACGTCTTGCTCCTCGTAACTTATCTCCGTTATCAGTAGAAAAGAACTCTATCTGACTTCCTGTTTCAAAGGTATAGATACTATCCGTTGCGTTCCAGTTCGAATCCTTCCAATATCGGTGAGCTATCATTATGTTCTTGAAGTCTCGCATCGCCCCTCGTTTCAAGTGAGGAATCGATTCCGATACTATCGATGTCAGTTTCTTCTCCTTGTCCATTTGAGATAGGTGAATCAACCACAATAGGATTGATATTGTCTTCGATGCTGATGTCCCCCCCTGTACTGCTCGTATCTTCTTGGACATTACTGCTATTTTCTTGAGACTTGTCGTTGGTGAATACATAATTTAGTATTGGTGTTGGTAATTCTTTTCCATCTGCTCCTGTTTGTTCTGTTCGTTTACTATAGAATTTCTTATTTAGTGTTTCTAGTGTGAACTTACTTGCATCTAGTTTAACTCTGTCATCTTCTGCACTCATAAGTACTTCTACATTGCTTTCTGCCTTTAATAACATGCGTTCATGCTTAAAAGAAAGCATTTTGTCGGAGAAACTCTTATAGTTCTCATATTCCCAATCTCTCATTGTGTGATAAGGAATTTCTAATGCTTCTGATACTTGTCTTAAATTATTACCATCTAATACAAGCTCTCTAATTTTCCGAAAGAGATGTTCATCTAGTAATGTTGGTCTTCCTGCTGTCATGTTAGTATTATACAACAAAACCTGCATATTATGCAAGTTTATTATTAATTAGTCATTTTTGGTTATCTCTCTTATTACGAACTCTTGTAAGTTTCCAAAATAGTCTTTAGTTACTTGTGTTGCTCCTTTTTGTATTGCTATTTGAGCTTTGTTATATGTTTCTGTTCTTTTGACCCATCTTTTAAAGCGTTCTTTTCTTATGTTTACTCTAAGGATAAATACTAGGTATTCATATGCTTCATCTTCTGTGTAATCAAGTATCTTATGTTTACGCCAAACATTTCTCCATGTATCTGGGGTGCATTTAAAAGAGCGTGAGAATCTATATACAGGGTCTTCTTTGAATAGTCGCCTATTAAGTGAGATTAACATGTATATATTATATAACTTATTTAAAAATAGTGCAATTATTTCTTCTTAGTTTCTTTAGTTTCTTCTGGTTTCGGATCAGGTGTTGTTAATACCTGTACAGATTGTGCAATTATTGCACAATCATTTAGTTCAAATACTCCATTCTTTACTGCGATTTTTATAGCGTTGATTAATACTTCTTGAGCTTTTTGTTTGTTCATATAGTTATTATATTACTTTTAATTGTTAATGTCTATTAGAGCTGTTTATAAACTACATATCCTGCTTGCTTTACAGTATTTATTGCTTGAGTAAGTATATTGTTTTCGGACAAAGGAATAGAGGATAAAGATTCAAGCGTAACTGCTCTACGGATACCGCCCTCCGAATACGAGTCGTCCAAATAGTACCAGTGCACGCGCACCTTACCATCGGTGTAGAGGTACACGTACGGCACGCCACCGTCCGAATAGCGAGAACCACTACAGAATGTGATACCCTTAACATCAAGGTGCTTACCTGTTTCAGCAAAGTACTGGATTTCCATAAGTAACCGTTCACGTAAAGTTATTCCATCTGCTTGTGTAATTCCTTTTGCAAGAGTTTCATTTACTGATAATCCTAAGGTGTCTTCATCGGGTTCTACTGATTTCTTGAAATATCGAGTAGTAGACTCCTTTGGTACAGGAAATTGCTCATCAATATTTTCATAGTAACTTGATACCCATACTGGAAACTTTGACTTCATTTTCTCAATAATTTCAGAAGTTTTTAAAGTTCCGTCATCTGTGATTTTAAAATATTCGTTGTTCATGTTTTTT